AAAGGGATAGTGATAGAATAGAACGTACACGCCATATGTTTTACAAGTATAAAGATTGGAAAAGTTGGGGCATGTCAAATAAGGATTATGGTCAAGGCTCGCTAATGAAGGCCTGGATGATGGATATAAATTCGTCTGGTCAGCAGGTTGGCATGGCTGAAATTATGGGAACCCAACCACAAAAGATGTGGCTTGAAATGCGGCATGCGCAAGTTGAAAAATCACTGCCAACAACTGCTGATAAGCAGAAAATGCATTTATCAGATGCTTTGTTTAATAATATGCTAGGGGTGAACAGGGGTGCTTATGACCCAAGAATAGCAAATATAGGTGCGAGCATTAGGTCAATAAGCTCAATGGCTAGATTGGGTAAAGTGGTTCTTAGAAGCATTCCAGATATCGCCAACATTGGAGGATTTGCGCAGCGTGCAGGAATGGGTTATTGGAAGCCCTATCTAAATGCCATTACAAATGCATTTAATTTGATGCCATCCGAGAGCAGGCGCATACTGGCAAGAACCATGGCATCTTCATTAAATACTCATGCTGGAACAGTCTCAAGATATGTTGATACAGCAGGGATGGGCGATGTAATCAATCGTATGTCAAACAAGTTTTTTAATGGGATAGGTTTAAGCGCATGGGACAATGGCAATAAGCTTTCTGCAATGGAACCAATCATGAAAGGCTATGGTAGCCAATCATCCAAATCTTTTCAGTTATTAAACAGACAACAGCAGGCATACTTAAAACGATTTAATGTATCTGAAAATGAATGGGATGCATTGAGAGCAAAAACAGAAAAAGGATTGTTTACAACTGATAATGTAGACAATATGACGAATAATGAAATAAAAGAGTTATGGAATAAAGGCGATAAAATAAGCCCCTTGTCTGAATATAAATCGACATTGTATAGGAAGGTTTTTGCTATGTTTGATACAGCGCACGAATTTGCTGTTTTAAACCCAACGGCCTATACCAATATGATGACGACTATGAATACAAGGGCTGGAACCGTTGGTGGTGAAGCCGTTAGAATGATAATGCAGTTTAAGGGCTATCCCATGCAATATATGCGCAGGGTAATTGCCGGAGGCATGCAAGACTTTGACAGCTTTCAATCAAAGATGATGTATGGACTTAATATGTCACTTGGAACTATTGGTCTTGCGACCTTATCAGAAACCTTGGTAGCCATAAGCAATGGGTTAACACCGCCAGACCCTACAAAGATGAGCCGAAGCGAGCAGATTAAATATTACACCAAGATTTTGGCTGGCGGGATGGGCGTTTTTGGTACGATACTAAACGATCGTTCTACTACTAAAACGGTTGCTGCGTCACTTATTGGTACGCCATCTTTGAGGTTTGCGTTAGATCCATTGGTTACTGGATTTTCATTGGCAACTGGAGATTTAAAAGGCGCTAAGAATAATGTAAAAGACTGGGTAAATGTTGCAAACCCCATTGGTACTGTGCCAATAATATCGCCTTATGTTGATTCATTTCTAGGGAATAAACCCTATCTTGAGCCTGGGCAACAGCAATTATTTTAAGGATATAAAATGGCAGATTTACCACAACAAAATACCATCATTCAATATTTGGCTGAAAGCTATCAAAATCCTGCATACCACCAACCCAAACACGCCTCATATAATTCATCGGATAGCCTTTGAATTGCATAATCATTCGTGTAATTTCCC